CGCGCCGGATCCCGTGACCCCGTCCGCCGCCCGCCTGACCGCGACGACGCCCTCGGCGTCGATTGTGACGCTCGCCGAGCTGAAGTCGCACCTGCGGGTGGACTTCGACGACGACGACGATCTGATGGATGACCTGGTCGAGGTCGCCCAGGGCTTTGTCGAGGGCCCTTCGGGCATCGGCCAGGCCTTGGGCCCTTCGACCTGGCGGCTGAGCCTGGACGAGTTTCCGGCGGACGGCGTCATTTCTATCCCCCTCCAGCCCGTGACCGCGGTCACCGGCGTGACCTGGCTGGACCGGGCCGGGGACGTCCAGACCCTGAACCTGACCGCCCTGCGCATCGACCTGGACGTCCGTCCGGCCCGGATCACCCCGGCGGTCGGCGGCGACTGGCCCGACGTCCAGCCGGCGACGGGGGCCGTCAAGATCACCTTCACCGCCGGGCCGGCCAGCCCGGACCCCCTGCTGAAGCGAGCCGTGCTGATGCTGGCGGCGCACTGGTACGCCAACCCCTCGGTTCAGGGCGACGGCTCGCCGGAAGTTCCCCTGGGCGTGCGCGAGATCCTGTCCCGCCGCGCCGTCTCCTGGATCGGATGACCGCCATGTGGATCGCGTTCTCAAAGGACTTCGACTGGGGCCCGGAGGGCGCCATGTGGCGGATCGCCTACAAGGCCGGCATGCGCGTCAACGTCCCGACGGAGGCCGCCGCTGCGGCGGTCCAGGCCGGCTGCGCGGTGGAGATCAAGGCCCCGACCCGGGCCGAGGCCGCCGAGCTGGTCGCGGACCCCTACTGGCGCGCCTGAGGCCGTGCGCTCTTTCGACCTGCGCGACAGGGTCCGGTTTGAGCGCCGGGCCGAGGTCGCCGACGGATTCGGCAATTTCGAGGGCGACTGGAAACGCCTGGGCGAGGCCCGGGCCGACCTGAAGCCCACGCGGGGCCTGGAGACCGTGCTGGCCGGACGCCTGCAGGGGCGGGCCAGCTGGGACCTTTGGGTCCAGTCGTCCAACCTGACCCGCAGCCTGACCCCAGGCGACCGGGTCGTCGACGTCCGGGACCCGACCCGGGTTTTCAACATCCGCTGGAGCGGCGACCTGGACGGCGACCGCCGCTGGCTGCTGATCCAGCTGGAACAGGGGGTCGCCGAATGAAGGACCCCAGCCTGCCCGTCCAGGAGGCCGTCTACGCCGCCCTGGAGGCCGCCTTCAACGGCTCGCCCCGGGTCTATGACCGCGTGCCCCAGGATGAGAACGGCCGGCTCACCGCCAGCTTTCCTTACGTGGCCATTGGTGAGGACCAGGTCACTTCCGAGGCCGACGCCTGCCACGACGCCAGCTCGATCTTTGTCACGGTCCATGTCTGGAGCCGGAAGGTCGGGAAGGTGGAGGCGAAGACGATCATGGCCGCCGTCTGCGAGGCCCTGGACGTCAAGCTGGCCGTGACCGGTTTCGGCGTCATCGGCCACGAGGTGGAGACCGGCCCCCAGCACCTGACCGACGCCGACGGCCTGACCAGCCATTCGGTCGTGACCTTCCGTTACCGCCTGGCCCCCGTGGCCGCCTAGATCCCAGGAGAACACCATGGCCGATGTCGGCATCATTGAAGGCGAGAAGCTGCTGATCCTGATCGGCAACGGCGCCACGACCGAGGTTTTCACGCACCCGTGCCTGATCAACATGGCGCGGAGCCTGTCCTTCGTCACGAACATGACCGAGACCGAGGTTCCGGACTGCGATAACCCCTCGGAGCCGGCCAAGATCGTCCGGAAGGCCAAGTCCATCGACTTCACGATTTCGGGGACCGGGAAGGTCGATAAGACCTCGGTCTTCGCCTATATCGAGTGGCTGCAGTCGGCGGCCCCGAAGAACGCCAAGATCCGCCAGAACGAAATCGGCGCGAACGGCGGCTGGGAAGGCGTCGGCCAGCTCCTGCTGAAGGACTTCGACATCTCGGGCGACCGGGGCGACTACCAGGAGGTCACCCTGACCCTGGTGCCCGCCGGCGTGTTTAACTGGACCGCCAACCCCTGATGATCCGGCACCAGTTCGGTATGGAAGAGCAGGACTTCCGGCTGCGCGTCGGCGAGTGGCGCGACGTCGAGAAGGCCTGCGATGCGGGTCTGGGCGAGATCGCCGCCCGGATCGCGCCCCTGGCTTCGCTGGTCGAGGCGGGCGCAGCGGCGCAGGCCGGCGGCCTCCTGTCGGCCATTTCGCGGGGCGCCCTGGGGCGGGCCCGCCTGGACGACGTCCGGGCCCCGATCCTCTACGGCCTGATCGGCGGCGGGCGGACCTCGACCGAGGCCGGCGCCCTGGTCAAGAAGGTCTTTGACGAAGCCATCGCCGCCGGGGAGGGGCCGCTTCTGGTCTTCGCCCCCCTGGCCCTGGGAATCGTCCTTCAAGCCATCACCGGCCTGCCCGATGAGATGGAGCCCGAAACCCCGGGGGAGGCCGAAGCGGCGGGGACCTGAAGGGTCCGCCGCCGCTGGCGAACGGCAAGACCCGCTTCACCGACCTGTACCGGGCGGCGGGGGCGATGGGCTACTCGCCCGCCGAGATCGACACCTGGGAACCCTACCAGTTCGCCGCCGCCTGGAAAGGCTGGCAGGCGGCCAACCTGCCGGCCAAGGGCCCGGGCGCGCCCTCCGACGAAGAGTTCCGGGCGGCGGTCGAGCGGGGGATCAGCTGATGGCCAAGATGACGAACCTCGAGAAGCGGATCGCGCGGATGAACCGCTTCTCCGCCGAGGTCCGCGAGGCGGTCGAGAGCGAGTTGAAGAAGGAAGTCGAGGAGATGGTGGCCGCGATCCAGCGGGCCGCCCCGGTCTCCGACTTCGAGTCCCGCCCCGGCGAGCTGCGGGACAGCGTGACGGCCTATCCCGTCCAGGGGCGCCCGGCGGCCTGGCGGATCATCGTCAAGGCCCAGGACAAGAAGGGCCGGTACTACGGCAGCTATGTCGAGTTTGGCCACAACACGAAGGACGGCGGGCGGGTCCCGGCCCAGCCCTTCTTCTGGCCCACCTACAGATCCCGCCGGCGCGGCCTGCGCGCCCGCATCCTCCGGCCCGCCCGGAAGCTGATCCGCGAGATGTTCCCCAGGGGGTGACGGCCGATGGCCCGAAGCGACGAACACGCCCTGCTGCTGTCGATCGACGCGAACATCAAGTCGCTCGAGACGACCCTGAAGAAGGCTGAGGCCCGGGTCCGGGCCGCCGCCGCCGACATGGAGAAGTCGGGCGGCCGGATGGAGAGCGCCCTCGGCAATCCGAACATTGGCCGGGGCCTGGACAATATCGTCAGCGATGCGCGGCAGCGGGCCCTGGACGCCGGGGCCGGACGGCTGGGCGTCTTCGGCGGGGCCCTGGAGGCCCTGGGCCCGGCGGGCCTGGCGGCGGGGGCCGGTATCGGAGCCTTCAGCGCGGCCCTGGCGGGCGCCCTGGCGGCGGCCCAGTACGCCGACGAGCTGGCCGACACGGCGAACAAGATTCACGTCACGACCGACGCCCTGCAGGAGTACCGCTACGCCCTGCGCCTGGCGGGCGGGGAGGAGAAGGGGGCCGATCAGGCTCTGGAGGCCTTCAGCGTCACCCTCGGCAAGGCCCAGGAGGGCATGGCCAGGGCGCAGCGGGGCTTCATCAACCTGGGCTTCAGCCAGCCCCAGATCGCCGCCTTCCGCACCTCTGAAGAGGCCCTGACGGCCGTCATAGAGAAGCTGTCCGAGATCGAGAGCAACCCCCGCCGGGACGCCCTGATCTCCCTGCTGGGCCTGGACAGCATGAAGCCCCTGATCACGGGCGGCGTTGAGGAAATGGAGCGCCTGCGCGCCGAGGCCCGGGCCGTCGGCGTGGTCATGGATGAGGATCTGATCCAGCGCGGGGCCGCGCTGAACGACCAGTTTGAAACCCTGTCTCAGATCATCGACGTCCAGGTTAAAAGCTCTCTGGTCGGCCTGGCCCCCGTCCTGATCCGGCTGATGGATTTCGCGGCCCAGCTGGCGAAGATGTTCGGCCAGATGGGCGCCGGGCTGAAGACCCAGGTCGCCGGGCGCGCGCTGATGACCGGCCTGGGCGAAGGCGCGGTGAGGTTCGCCTCTAATCTTCTTCCCGGCGGTTCAAACGGACTGACCGTGGCCATGGTCCGCAGCCTGTTCAATCTGGCGGGGGGGCCCTCGGCGATCCCGGCCGCCCCGGCGGCGGGCGCGCCCACAATCCCGACGTCGAGCGAGGGTCTGCTTGACGGGCTGTCCGGCGGTCGCTCCGCCTCGGGGCGGTCCCGCCGCGCCG